CTTGAACGCTTGCGACCAGGTCGTGGTGCCGGCGAGAAGCCCGCGCAATTGCGAGTTGAACGAGCTCTCGATCGTGCTGAGGTATGTCGTCCACTCTTTTTGCTGCTCGGCGATGGCCTGTTCGTTCAACTTGACCATTTGCGCAGCGTGCTGCGCATCGAGCAAGGCGATCTTGTTCGCATAGTCCTTATTCAGCGCGAGCTTGCTGGCCAGCAGCGCGCGCTCTGTTTCGTACTCCTTATTCGCCTCATTCTCGATCAGGGCGAACTTCTGGTTCTGCGTAATCTGAAACTGCGCAGCCTCGCTGCTATACAGCGTGATCTTCTCTTGAAGTCCCGTGCGGAGAACCCTGATCTCGGTCTGAATTGTTTTTTCCGCCGTGGCCTCGCGCTTATGTGCCTCGGCCTGGATAGCCTCTGTGAGTTGGCGCTCGGCGGCGATGGCTTGCGTGCTGCCCTGCCCATACGTGGCGACGGCGTAGGCGACTTCCTGTCTTGCGGCGGCGATACGCTGGGCGGAGCCGCGCTTGGCCTCTTCGGTCACCGACTCGAGTGAGCGCAACTGCTCGGTGGCCGCCTCGCGATGAACAGCCGTAGTGTCGCGGTCCATGTTCTGCTGGATCGAAAGAGCTTCCTTCGACCCGCTGCGGACCTGTGCAAGATAGCGCGCCCAGATATCGCGTTCGGCAGCCAGCATCTGGGTATGGCTGCCGGTCCACGTCGCCTCCATCGCGCCGATCTCGGCGCGCGCGCGTTCCATGACCGGCCCGAACTGCAATTGGTCGAGATGCTCCTTTGCGGCCGCCAGCCCGCGATCCAGACGGTCGACATTGACTTGATCCCCGCTGGCTTTGGCTGCCGCCAGCGCCCGGTTGATTTCGGCGATATGGCCCTGAACCGTGAGCAGCTGCGCGGAAGTCTTATCCTCCGCGAGTGCCGCGCCGACGCCGGCCGTCATGGTCTGGTTCGATCCCTGCGGAAGCTTTTGCAGGGCCGCGATTGCCTCTTTGATGAGGCCTATCTGCTTGGCTCGCTCCGCATTTTGCTCCTGGAGCACCGCCGTGCTGATCGTGTCGGCCTGGACTCCCGCCTCCGCCTCGGATGTGTACAGGGCAGTGTTGGCTATGCTCGATCCAATCGCGCGATTGTGCTCGTCGATCGCCGGGCGTGCGCGCTGCAGAGCGGCGTTCAGCGCTTCGAGCATCGCCGCGGCAGTGCCGTTGGCGTCGCCGGCGCGGCGGGCGGCGTCCACTGTGTCGATCTGCGCTTGGGTCACGCCGGCCAGCGAGGCGACGAACTGATGGCCGAAGCGGATCGGATCGGAGAACGCCTTGGTCCACCCCTGCGCGACTTTTTTGGCCGACTCCCCGCTCGCCGTCGCATAGTCGCCTATCTCGGAGGTCAGGCCCGTCAGCAGCGGCTCGGTGACGTTCCTGATGTGGGAGAATGACCCGGTGATCACCCCTGCGGTCGACGACGACAGGCTGGAAAGTCCGGTGATGTTCTCCTTGAGGCGGTCGATTGCCTCGGTCGTGAGATCGATATCGCCCGCGAACTTGGCGCCGATCTTGATGGCATCGAGCGCGTTCTCCGCGGCGGCGGCGGCGCCCGCGAGCTTATAGAGCGCATAGCCGAGCCCGGCCACGGCGCCGCCGGCGATGAGGAGAGGCGTCGAAAGGCCGAATACCCGCTGTGCCAGAATGGCGATGGTGCTTGGCGCCTGATAGAATCGCCCCGACGAAAATTCGTCGAAAAGGGCGCGGAATTCCCGCGCCGCGGTGCCGGTGCTTCTTCCAAAAGTGGAGATAGCCCCGGCGCCACGTTCCGCCGCTGCCGCGACCCCCGCGACGGCCTGCGTGGCGCCCGAAGCGGCGGCGATTTCCTGTTGCAGCGCCGCGATCTGCGGCGCCAGGGAGGCCTTCCCGGCATCGCCCAGCCGCGCGTAAAGCGCCTCCATCCCGGCGAGCGTCGCCTTTAGCTGGTCGACGCTCGCTCCGACGCCGGCGATGGCGGCCTTGGCCTGGTTGACGCCGGCAATCAGCTGGCCGGTGCTGGCGCCGAATGTGACCTGGACGTCGTTGTCCGCCATGGCCTTACCTGATCATTTTTTTCTGTTCTTGAAAAAGCGCGAATGGTCCTTAAACCACTCGGCGTTCTCCGCCCCAGCGCGATCGAACGACCCGTCCGGCAGATCGTAGGGCGCGGGGCGATAGCCGACGAACGCCGCAAGCAGGCGGTCCGCCGGCGGACACTTTCGCCAACGACGACGAAGAGCTTCAAGCTGATCGATCGTGAGGCGAAGAACCTGATCCCAGGTCCAGCCTGTCGATGCGGCGATGTCAGCTATGAGGTCGTTCCACTCCGGGAGCTCTCCGCCGTCTATTCCCCCGCATTCGTCTCGCCGCTGGCAGCGGTCGGGAATCGCCCCTGGCGGAGGATTGCGGGGAAGGCCGCCATCAGCTCGATAAACGTCGGCGGCGAGCGATCGAATTGCTCCCGGGTGACCGTTGGTTCAACAAATGCGAGCGCGATATAAGCGATGTCGAAGAGCGCCCGCAACTCCTCTTCCGAGAGATCGGAAAAACTAGCGTTCCGCAGTTTCAGCAGCCGCGCCGTCAGCGGAATGATCTGCTTGAGCTCCAGTTCCGGCAGTTTGTACGTCTTGCCGCAAAGCGTGATCTCCGGCGCAGTAGATGGATCCAGGTCTGACATACGCGCGATCTCCTTACGAAACGTCCCCGAACGACATGGTGCCGATATTGCCGGTCCCGTCGTCCATGATCTCGGCGTCGAATTCGGGAATCGTGTAATCCGAGGTCTTGCCGTTCAGCGTCAGCTTCGAGCTTGTCATCCTGTTGAGCACAAGGGTGTTGAACAGGCCGGATCGCGGATCGCGACCGCGGAAGACGCCGGAGAAGAACGGCGTCGTGCCGAGCAACTGGTTGGTGATGGCGATCTTCTGCCCGGTCGAAGCCAAGTTGTAGGTATAGGAGATCGCCACACCCAGTCCCTCATCGGCGGTGGCGAAGGTGTAGATGCCGGCCGCCTGCGAGTATTGGCCGGTGGTCGGCCCCGACGCGACTTGCTGGAGCGGCAAGCCCGTCGCGGTGTAGATCACCCCTTCGTCCGACGCGAAGGTGCCGGAGTTCGGCGGCGTGACCGCGATGGTGAACGGAGTCGTCGCCGGAATGTTGTGCGGCTCCGCAGTCTGGAGAGCAGTCTGGCCGGCCGCGAGCGTCTGTCCAAAGAAAATATCGTTGAAGAGGCGCCCCGACATGATGCCGGTCTTGGCCTTCATCATCCATTTGGCCTCGCCGCGCGCGACGAACACGGCAAACTGATTTTGTCCGAAGAGCGACTTGGTCGTGAAGGCGAAATCGAAATCGCAGCCCTGCAGCACGCCGAACTCGATCGGCGTCGCGTTGGCGATATCGGTATTCTGCGCGTACAGCCGGCCGGAGCCGAAATTCGCAAGAGCGGGTTGGGTCATGGCAGCGCGTGCTCCTATGGAAGGATGAGTTCGACATCGATGATCGCGATCCCGTCGCCGTCGAGATCGCCGGGTGTCCGATCCACGTTGATGATGCGGGCCTGGTACACGGTCCCGCCAAGCGTCATGAGGCCGGAGCCGTCGTCGCCGCGCGGCGGCGCGATCGCGGCCTCCACGGTGTCGACGATGGTGTTCAGCGCAGTGGACCCGACCGTCGTCGGGTCCTTTGCGTCCGTGTAGATGAACAGCCGCGCCGAGATCGTGCGCTTGACGAGCTTGCCATCGTCTTTCCAGACGTAGGTGTCCTTGCCGCCCTCGTACTGGAAGAGTGTTGGCCGCTGATCGAGCGTCACATCGCTCCAAAGCTTCGCGCGGCGCGACGGCGTCGAGGCCCATGCGTAAGCTGTCGACGCGACGGCGAAGAGCGCCGCGTAGGCGGCCTCGCGCGTGGTCGCGGTCACGGCGCCACGCCCTGCTGTGCCGCCTCTCGCAAGCCGTCGATGATCGCCTGCCGCATGTCGGCGAGGGACGAGCGCATGAACGATCGTTCCGGCATCGTCACGGTATGGGCGCGGGCGCGCGTGGCGAACACGTCGGCGCCCCCGGCCAAAAAGTGGAGCGCCTTCGCCTTGACCGGCACGATTTCAGGAACGTTGATCGTGCCGCCGAATTCGTGAATGGCCGCGTACTTGACGTCGGATGACGACGCTACGCGCTCGATGATCGCGTTGCGGTCCGCCTGCGGTTCGTCGCCGAAGATCGAGCGGCGCAGCGCGCCCGATCGGACGTGCAGCACTTCGCCGCCGACCTTGAGGGTGACCATCGCCTCAAGATCGAGCCGGAGCCCAAGCGCCTTCGCGCGCAACTTCGAAAACACCCTGTCGGGCATGGCATCGAGCCGCGCCATGATGCGCGAGTCGTCGACCTGGACCGTAATCATGCGGGCACTACGACGGCGCGATAGGGCTGCAGCATGAGCTTCATCGCGTCCGGCATATCCTTGAGGCTGAAAGCCGTCGTCTCCTGGCCGCTAAGCGTCTTGCTCGCTTCGCCAACGCGGTCGCGATATTTGAATCGCTCGCTCACGAGCTCCATCGTCGCCTGCGCCAGGTCTTGCGGGACAAACCCGTAAGATAGCAGCACGGCCGCGCCGGCGTCCGCGGCGGCGAACGTGTACACGCCGCCGGCGACCGAATACTGGCCGACAGCCGGCGTTCCGGTGACCGCCGTGAGCGCGGTCCCGTTCGCATAGGTCACGCCAAGATCGTTTGCCCACGGGCCGTAAGGCGCGATCGCAGTCAGGGCGTAAGGGCCCGGCGAGGTGGGCACGCTCTGCGCTTCGCCCTGCATCCCGTAGCCGGCGACGTAGGTCACCGCAACGTTCTGGCGCCCATACGGGAAATAATCCGGCGAGAAGGTGCTGAATTCGGAACCGAATACATCGAGCGCCTGGAGCTCGCCGGGCGGCCGCCCGTCCCATGGCGCCAACAGATAACCCGATGGCGTCGGGTTGTTTGTGGACGGCGGCAACGCCGCCGCGACCGTCTGGCCGTTCACGAGAAGCGATGAAACCGAAATGACCGGCCAGTTGCGCAGGTAAAGGCGCTTGTTGCCTTGGCCGTCGTACCGTTCGTTGAAGGTCGCCGGGAGCACCGACCCGCGGCCGAGATACGAGAGCACCCAGCGGCTCGCGGCCGTGATCGTCGGCGCAAGCAGCGCGTCGCTGTTCGTGTTGGCGATGCTCAGCCACGCCTTGACGGCGGCGAGCGTCGTCAAATCATACGGACTTGCCACGCGGATCGTCCCTTATCAGTTCGGCTTTGCCGGTTGCTGTGCGGGCGGTTGCTGTACGCCCGGTGCCGGACCTTGCTGCTGCGGCGGCTGTTGAGACTGCGGCGGCTGCGCAGGTCCGGGCTTCTGATCCGCAGATGGCGACGCCGGAGGATCGGCGGCCTTCTGCGGAGCCGGTTGCTGTGCGGGCGGTTGCTGTACGCCCGGTGCCGGACCTTGCTGCTGCGGCGGCTGTTGAGACTGCGGCGGCTGCGCAGGTCCGGGCTTCTGATCCGCAGATGGCGACGCCGAAGGATCGGCGGCCTTCTGCTTTGCCGGTTGCTGTGCGGGCGCCTTTGCCGCTGCTGGCGCAGGCGCAGGCGCAGGCGCAGGCGGCGCGTGCACCATGCCGATGTCGCGGACGGCGCGCGCCGCGAGAGCCGCGGGCACGTCGAAAGAACCGTCCGTGCCCGCGACGAATTGTTGCCCATCGACCGAAATCGCGCTGGTCGAGGAGTCTTTTGCCCATAGCTTCATGTTTGCTCCCTCCTACGGAGACGCGCACGCGGCCTCACGCCGATCAGTACGACGGCGTACCGGCGGGCGAATTGAGGTTGGTGATGACGGCGAACCCCGGCATGAAGTAGCCGGTGAACACTTCGTCGACGTAGCAGCCGAATTCGCGGGTCATCGTGCGCCACGGCCACTGGACCTGGTAGTAATCCTGCCGCACGTGCGCTTCGAGGATGTTCTGGACGTTCGGGAGCTCGTAGGGCACGCGATCGGACCAGAACAGGATCGTGCCGGGCGGCAGGAACGGATGGATCTCGATGTCCAGCGTGTTGCCGAAGAACTTGTTGAGGTAGGACGTGACGCGCCGGCCGGCGACGATGCGGCCGGTCTGCGCCTCGGCATCGAACACGATGCGGAACTGCGCCGCGGTGTCGCCCGAACCGAAGAACGTCCCGGCGAAGTTCGCCAGGTCGGCGGACGACATGAAGATGCGGTCGAATCCGATCTTGTACTGCTCGTAAGCGGCCTGCATGAAAAGATCGAACTCGGTGATGTTCGTGCCCGAGATCGTGAGCCCGGTATTGCCGTTCGCTGCGGTCATGACGAGCGAGCCGCTCCCGGCGATTGCGATCCGGCTGTCGGGCAGGTTCGGATTCGTCGCCATGCCGACGCCGGGCGCGCCGCCGAAGATCGAGCCGAAGATCATCGGCAGCACGCCGTCGGGGACCAAGGAGTTCGTCGAGTTGTCGAGATAGCTCCCCGATACCTGCAGGGCGGTGACCGGCTGGTTGAGTGCGCCGGGCTTGCTGAACTTCGCCTGGTTGGCTTGCGTGATCGCCGCCAGCGTTTCGCCGCCGGATGACGTGCCGACGAACCACGCGTAGGCCACGGCGCCGGCAACCGGCGTGACGGTCGCGGTGACGAGCTGGCCGGAGGTGACGCCAGCGACGTTGGCCTCCGCGCTCGCCTTCGCCGATCCGCCGCCGATCGTGTTCGACGAACCGTCGGCGTTGACCTTGACGATCTGGCCGGGGACGCCGCCCGTGCCGGCATTGTACGGCGTGTAGCCGAGCCAGCCGGCGCCGGCGAGGGCGACGGCGATCACGTACACGGTGACCGTGCCGCCCCACGCTCCGCCGGTGCCCCCGGCCGAGAGCGACGGCGTCGGCGTGGTGCCGAGCGGGTTCGTCGAGTTGCCCCACAACAGCAACTGCTCCTCGCCGATCATCAGCGACCGCAGAGTCGATTGCGTGGCGATCGCAAGCGAGTTCGGCGCCAGCTGTCCGTTCGCCCATTCGGCCTGCCGGGTGACGCTCGATTCGAGCCCCATCGTCTTGTAGGTCGCCTGCTGGTCCTGCTCGCTGATCGCGAGGCGGGCGCCGCGCTGACCTTCGCCAACGCCGATGTTCACGTTGTTGACGTTGATCTGCGTGATGCGCTTCCAGTGGTAGCCCGTGCCGCCGGCGCCGGGAACGCGCGGCAGCTTCGAAATCAGCGGAATGAGTTCCTTGAACGGATAGAGCAGCTGAACGACCGGCCGCAGATCGTACCAAACTAATCCCGTCGCCTGGTTGATCGTGTCGGCCTTGATTAGGTCGGCAATGTTGGAGCCGATCTTGCCGGTCAGCCCTTTCAGGAAGTCCTGATCCGCGAGCATTGCGTTCAGGAATTCGTTACGCGATGGAACGAGTGTCATGTTGATCTCCTTTGTCCCACGCAAAAGCCCGGCCGCGCGCGGCCGGGCTCTGCGAGCATGCGTTCAATGGGATGGGTTCAGTTCGCGCGCTTCGTCGCGGCGCCGCGGAAACTCGGATCCGTGACTGACTTGGCGAAAATCTGCGGCGCACCGAACATGTTCGCCAACATCGCTGTCGCCGCCTGCGTTGCGCTGTCCGGGTCTTGCGGGTTGACGTTGACGCCCTTGAACAGCGTCTCCATCGCGTTCGCCTGTTCCCCGGCGCCGGTGCCGGTGCCGGGCAGAGCGTTCTTGCCGATGACGAACGTGCGCGCCTTCGAGGGGCCCGCGGGCAGCGAGGACAGGACCTCGACCCGCGCTTCGGCCGCGGCCTTGCCGGCTTCCGCTGCCACCAGACGTTCGAACAGTTCCTTGGGAATGAATACGCCCGCGCCCTTGCCCTGATATGGGCCGTCGGCCGGATAGCCGGGCACGTCGCCTTCAGTGAGATGCGACTGATCGACCTCGCCGGCATTCCCGCCGACGTCGTTTTCGCTCTCTTCGCCGCCGCCGACGCTCGCGCCGGCCGCCTTGGCGAGATGGAACGCGGCCATCTCGTGATGGTCGGCGGCGTCGCTGAAATGCTCGTGCGCTTTCGAAATGTGGCCGGCGAGGCCGTCGCTCTTTAGGAGTTCTTCGAGGGGAAGCGCCGTCGCGGCTTTCTTCGCGCCCATGACGAGGCTTGCCGCCTTGCCGAGCGAGGCCATGCCGGCCTTGTGGGATGCCATCGCCTTGTTGAGCGACGAAGATGCTTTGGAGATTGCCGCCTTGTGGGCCGCGCCGAAGCGCTTGGTCACGTCGTTCTCGGCCATCTTGATTGCTCCTTTGAGTTGATCGAACACCGAAGCGTCGTCGTTCGGGTCGAGTGTGGCCCCGGCTGTATCGGCGCCGGTGTCCGAAGCTTGTTTGCAGAGCGTCGGCGCGAACTTGGCGAGCGCGTCGCGCAACGACGGGGTTAACTCAACGATCGCCGCGATCGCCGCCTGCTTGGCCTCGCCATCCTCGCTCGCGGCGATGAGTTCTTCTGTTTCCTCGGCAACCCAGGAATTGAGAATTCCGCACAGCGTCTCGATCGCGCTGCGGATCTGCCCGGGAATTTCCGAGCCGTCGTCTTCGAGGAAGGCCTCGAAGGCGGCGCCGCTGCGCAGCCATTCGAGCTCCTGGATGAGCATCGCGCACCGCGCGGCGTCGCCCAGGCTCTTGCCGATCGTGGCCGCCTTGTCGGCGGACGGCGGTCCGTCCTTGTCGATTTTCGCTTTCCAGGCCGCCACGATCTTCGCCCTGATCTTCGAGACCTGCTCGGCGCTGTACTTCTTCGCGTTCTTCGGCTTGTTGATGTATGACCACGCGGCGCGAATATGTTTCTCGTTGTCGAGCGGGTAGCGTTTCTTCTTGTCGTCCTGATAACCGGGATCGGCATAGTCAACGTCGCCGTACGGCTTTGAGCCGTCGCCCGGCTGGTCGCCGCCTTTGCCGAACAGCGTCGTGAAGAACTTGCGCAGCGGCCCGACATCGGCCGCGGGGATGACCAAATCGTCGATCGCCATTGGTTCGGCGACCCTCACCAGCGCGATCTTGCCGTCGCCAACGGGCTTCGCCGCCTTAATGACTTCGAAGCGGCAGTCGGGGTTGCCCGGCCGATCGACAATGCTGACCTCGATCAGTTCGAGCTCGGTGATCGTGTCGCCCTCCTTTCCGAGCCTCCGGCCGCCGATCGAAAAGCCCTTAAGAACCCCTTCGTCGATGAGCTTCACGCATTTCTCTTCGACGATCTTCGCCGTGAGATAGAGGCCGTCCGCGTCGACGTTCGCCTCCTGCGCGACGCCGACCGCGATCGGCTGGTGCATCTGGCGGATGTTGCGCCATTCCCAGTACGCGGGGAGCGCGTTCTTGATCGCGTCCAGCGAGACAATCTCGCCGTCGAAGTCTTTCGTTGGGGTGGATGCATACCCGCTGACAAGGCGCGAGCCGTCCGCTTGTTTCTCGACCTTGGCGATGGGAACGAAGAAGCTGAGATTGTCTGACATGCGACCGGCCCTCGGTTGATGGCCGACGCGGCAAAGCACCGCGCCGGGACGACTCGCGATCGGTTACGAATCGGTGCCGGTGCCGATTTCCTGCAACGTCGCCGCGGTCAGCGAGGTCAGCGACACGATGAAATCGCGCCAGGTGTTCTGCGCGATCGACATGGTGCCGTTGAGCGTCCACCCGGTGTTCGTGGTGACCGTCCAGGCGAAGGCGCCCGACGACTTGTTGATGATGCGCAGCCGCCACGTCTGGCCGGCTTGCGCATTCGGCAGTGCCGCGAGCAGGTTGGCGACTGTCGGCAGCGTGAGCGCCGCGGCGGCCGCCAGGGCGCCGGTGAGCGCAAGCGTGACATTCGTGGCGCCGACGATGTTCGCGCCGGAAAGCGTAGCCGCCGAGGTCGCGGCGTTCGTGTTGTACGTCGACCCGGGGGCTTGGCCCTGCGGCGCCACCACGAAGCCGAGGCCCTGCAACGTCGCGACATCCTGCTGTTGCGCCACCACTTGGCCGCTAGAATTCGGCACGAGGATCGTACCGCTCGGCAAGCCGGTGATTTCGCCGCCAACGCCGCTGTTGGCGGGCGCCTGCATGAGAACCGTCACGCTCATTGTCTGTTTCTCCATGTTGCGCTCGAAGAGGAGCGCGGGCTTTTAGTGCTCCTAGTCGTCGTGGGCGACGACAGGGTACAAGTCGCAATGGCAGTACGGGTGCGCCGTCGGGTGCAGATGGCCGCTCGGAAAGCTTTCGTCGAGGCCGATCGGACTTGCGGCCGCGTTTTTCCGACAGATCGGACACGGGTTTGGCCCGAGTCCCCAACCCTTCTTTACCATCACACCTGCGCTTCGCGCCTGCCGGTATCCGTCAAGCGCGCCGGCGCTGTTGGCCGTCGCGATTTCGTTGTCGGCGATCAACTCCGCGCGCTGTTCGCTGAACGCGCCAAGGGCCGCAATGCTGTCTGCGATCTCTCCGCCGCTGAGACCGTCGCCGAGCCCGCTGACGACGGCTTCGAGCACCGCATTGCGTGTCGTGCCGTCGATCTGCGTGACGAGCTCGGCCGCGTGATCGCGTGCCCACTGAACCGCGCGATCGTTTATTTGCTCGAAAAGATCGTTGCTGGCGTCGGCGCCGATCTGGACGTAGGCGGCTTCGCCTGTCTCCCGCGCGACCGCTTCGATTGCATTCGCAAGCTCGGCGATGTCGCTTTCGGTCAGCGAGTCGCCGATATCTTCTGCAATCTGCTCGGCGGCTGCAATTTCCTCAGCGCGCCGGCTGTCGTCTCCTGTTGCCGTCTTCGAGAGGATAGCCCTTGCGCGTTGCGTAGCCCGCTTCGATTGCCGTGCGAACGCCGACGCCCAGGTGTTCCGCGTGGTCGCGATCGCGGTCGCGGCCGCTCGCGGATAGGCAAGCGGAGGCAGGGCGCGCCATCGTTTGGCGAAAGGGTGCGCCAGCGTACTTGCCTACCCCCCTCGGATTCTTGGCGGCGGGCGGCTCCTCGCCGCCGTTCGATTGCGCCGAGGCGCCATTCTGTTGCGCGGGCTCGTTGCTCTGTTGCGCTTGAAGCGCGATTTGTCGGTTCGCCTCGACGGTTTCCGCCACCGGCACCGGGCCGTTCGGAGTGTCCACGGTGAGATCGTCCGCGCCGTCCATCTTTTCGAGCTTCAGCTGGCCGCGGACCTCGTTGCGACTCATCACGCCGTCCTTGACGTAGCCCATCAGGACCGTCATCTGCTTTTGCTGGTCGACATTCGGCTGCGGCAGGAAGTTGAATTCCATGTCGTCGTAGCCGAAGAGCTCCTGGACGATCGGGTCGCCGATTTCGGTCTTGAACCAAGTCAGCAGCGGCAGCAGGCCTTCTTTTTCCGCCGTCTCCTGAGCGGTCTCGGCGGTCGCACGGTTCATCTGTTTGACAAATGGCTGAGGCGAGATCGAGTAGGCGAAGCACACGATACGCGCGAGCCATTCATCGTAATCGGCCTTGAGGCCGTCGCCGTTCGCGTTCTTGATGTCGAACGGCTTCATGCCGGTCGGAACGAAGCGCACCCGTGACTTGAGCTTGACGTTGCCGGCAAGCAGCGTATCGAAGTAGCCTTGGAATTGCGCGATTTGCGGCGCCGTCCAGCCGTCTGGCACCGTCACGATCATTTCCGGCATGGTGCCTTCGCGCCAGAAGTTGGCTTGGTACATGGCGCGGTTGATGCCCTGGCTGACCTCGACGAGTATCTGTTCGGTCGGCGGGTAGCCGTAGATCGGCATTTGCGGGCGCGGCCGCATCGGCGCGTAGATGATTTCCGTTTCGTCGAAATCGACCATCGGCAGACCTTTGATGATCTGCTGATAGGCCGGGCTTGGCGCGTCGGGACGACGTCCGGCATCGTCCACGAGCGGGAAGATCGTCGCGCCGTCGAGCACCTGCAGCGCGTACGGCTTGCCGTCGTTGCGGCGCCACGTGTAGATCGTCGGCGCGTCGATCACGAGCAAGTCGTCAAGCAGGAGCCGGCACCATCGGTCCCAGCGGTTCTTGCCGTCAGGCTTGCGCAACAAGGCGAGCACTTCCTCGCGACGCGCGTTCGTTTGCTCCGGCTTCCCCTTAATCACGACGTTCCAGGGAATGCGCATGAACTCGTCTTTGCGCGTCTCGATGACGGTGCGCAGAAGGCCCCACGTCTGCGTCATCGCGCGCAACAGCTCGAAGAAGCCCGAGCGCGTCGGCGTGTAATCGATGTTGTAGCCGCTCGGGTAATCCCATTCGCGCGGATACGTGATTCCGGGCGGCCCGAACGGCGTAAGCGGTTGCAGCGGCGACCACCAGTTCGCTCCGGTGTCCACATCGGAGATCGTGTTTGGTGGCTGCGGCCGCGGCGCCGAATATTGCGAGGTCGACGCGGCGTTCGCCGGCTGAAGCGATCGGTTGCCGAGTCGCACGCGCGCGACCTCTCCGGACATTGACGAAGAGACGGCGCCCGACACCATCGCCGGTGCCTTGGCGATTCCGAGGCCCCCGTTCTCGGTTATCAAGTCGTCAATCTCGTTGTTCATCGCCGACATTCCGGGTCGCCTGGTCGATGCCACACGTCCACACCGTCAGTGATGCGCGAGCCGCCGACGGGCCTGCCGCAGTTCTTGCACTTCGGCGCCTGCGGCCTCGCTTCCGCGACCGCGTTGCGATAGATCGCCATGATGTCGCCGGCGCTCTCGATTGCCGCTTGCGGTTCCGATTGCACTGGCGACGGCACAAGCGACGTGATCGCCGGCTTGTCGTCTGCGGGCGCTGCGTTCACGACGATTGCGCTGTCACGGTAATAGTCGATCCATCCTTCGGCCGTGGAGTCGATCAAGAGCTCGGTGAGCGCCCAAACAAGCGCGTCCATTCGGTCGGGCGAATAGCCCGCGGTCTTCGGGTCGAAGTCGGACGTGAACGCGCACATCTGATCTTCAAGCACGGCGAACATGCCGACGTGATGCACGATGCCTTTTTCGTACAGCGCGGACGCGGGCTCGGCGCGGATGACCTTGCCACGAGAAGCGTGCACCGCCCGATACGCAATGTTGGGATCGACCACGCGCAACGTGGCCTCGACCATCTCGCCGCCGTTGTTGACCTCCGCGACGATGCGATCGGCGCGCCTCGCCTTGAAGATGGCGATCGCCTGGTTGGCCCAGCCCGGCCGGGTCGCATCGGACGACGACGGCGGATACTGCCCCGAGCCGTCTTCGAGCACGTAAGCGTGACGATCGGCGCCGAGGCCTGCGGCGATGATGCCGGTTTCGTCGGCGTCCTCTCCGCTCGATGCCGCTGGATCAATCGCGACCACGACGCGAGTAAGTTGCGGGACCTGCGCCGGCCGAACCCGCAGCGCCTCGATGCGCCCGCGCGTCCAGAGTGAGCCGGGCACGTCTTCGAGCAATTCGGCGCGGAGCTCTTGGCGGCCGAGACGCGTGCCCTCGTATTTCGCGACCACGCGGGCGATGAACTTCGGCGCGAGGTTGCCGATGTTTTCGTACGTGGTGCCGACGGTCTTGACCGTGCCGGGATCGGCGACGATGTCCTTAAGCGCCTTGATCGGTTTCGGTGTCGTGGTGATGCAGATTTGCGGCTCGTCGCCGATGCGCAATCCGAGTTCGAGGTTGTCCCAGGTGTCTTGCAGATAGCGCCACTTCGCGAGCTCGTCGCACCACGCGGCGCCGTGTTGCGGACCGCGAAGTTCGTCAGGCTCGGTCGCGTTGTAGAGCGAGGCAACGGCGCCGTTCGGCCAGATGAGCCGTTTCAGCGACGGGTTGTAAGTCGGTCGAAACGCCTTCGGGTGCACCTGCAGAATGCCGCTGCCTTCGTCGGCACCGAGACCGTCGCCGACCATGACCTTGCGGGTATCGGCCGCCGTCTCGCCAACGAGCGCCAGGTGTCGGCATCGTCCGCGACCGAGCGGCGACGTACCGCACATGAGGTTGCGCACCCATTCGGCGCCGGAGCGCGTCTTGCCGAAGCCGCGGCCGGCGAGGATGAGCCACACCGACCACTTGCCGTCAGGTGCAAGCTGGTTGCGCCGCGCCCAAAACGACCAGTCGAATTCAAGCTGTTCGAGGTCTTCGTCACTGAGCGTTTGCAGGTGCTGTTGTCGCTCCTGCGGCGGCAGCGATGCCAGCAACTCGGCTCGCGATGCGTTCGGCGATAGAATCGAGCTTTCGATTGACACGTTCGCGAGCACTCGACACCTCGACGGCGCTATCGACACGGCCGCTGTGTTCGACGGACGACTTGTTGGTCATGCCGAGCCAATTGACGGCGAGGAATTGCGCCATCGAAACGCCGGCCGAATTCATCAACTTCGATTGCTTGACCATCTGCAGGCGGAGCCTCGCCTTGCCGACGTTGACGCCGTTCTGCCAGGCCTCGTGATACTCCGGCTCTTTGAGGCGTCGCTTGATCGTGCGCGCGTCGATTGCATCGCCGCCAAGGTTTTCGGATTGGCGAGTAATCATCGCCGCGATCTCGTCTATTGAAGCGCCAGCTTCCGCAAGCAACGCCAATAGTTGAAGATCAACTTCCTTTCGCGGTCTTCCTGCCTCACCTTTACTTGTCGAAGTCTCTGACGTTGCCATGTAGTTGTTCCGGACTTTTCCACTAGACTTCGTATTCTCTCGCGATTACCGGATTTTACTGATACGATCACGACTCAGATCATGGGGAAGACTATGGCACTCGCACTTAACCCGGACGGCGTATCGGTGAAGGGCTGCTCGATCATCTACGGTCCGCGCGGACAGGCCGGCGAATACGCGCCGCTGTCCACGAACCCTTATCGCGGCTGCGGTCACAAGTGCGCCTACTGCTACGTGCCGGGCGTGCTGCACATGGACCGCAAAGACTTCGATCGCGGCGCGGTGCCACGACCCGACTTCCTCGCGCTCTTGCGAAAGGACGCCGCGAAGTATCGTGAGCTCCGCGTCACGGCGCAAGTGATGTTCAGCTTCACCACCGATGTCTACAACCCATTCGACACCACGATCACGCGACGGTGCATCGAGACCTTGATTGAACACGGTCTCGCGTTTTGCGTCCTGACGAAGGGCGGCAGTCGCGCGCTCGCCGATGTAGATCTGTTCCGGCCGTCGCGAGATGCGTTCGCGAGCACGTTGACTTCGCTGGACGACGCGTTCTCCAAGAAGTGGGAGCGCGACGCTGCGTTGCCCGCCGATCGCATCGCTACGTTGCGCCGATTTCACGACCGCGGCATCTTCACATGGGTCTCGCTCGAGCCCACCCTTGATGTCGCGGCGTCAATCTCGATCGTCGAAGCCACGCACGGTTTCGTTGACCTCTTCAAGGTCGGACGCGCGAACTATGTTCCGACGATCACGAACGTTGTCGATTGGGAGGATTACACGCTGCGGATGATCGAAACGTTGCGGCGCGTGGGAGCAAAGCACTACATCAAGAAAGACCTGCAGCGGTATCTTCCGCCCGGTTATCCGAACCCGCTGCGCGTTCCGCAGCATCATTGAAGTTGATCGCAAGCTGAAGATCAGCAGACCGAAGTATCAAAAGGCTCGGAGTTTCGCAACTTTCATGGCATAATCAGGAGGCCTCAAACGAGGCGGGCCCCGACGGTG